GGTGGTGTCTACAACTCCCAGCACATGAAGGGACAGGCCGCAGACCTCTGCATAGATGGCGACCGCAAGAAAGGCCGCAGGTGGTTCGAGTACATCCGCGACCATCTGCCCTTCGACCAGCTGATATGGGAGAAAAACCCGAAGACAGGCTCCGAGTGGGTGCATGTGTCGTTCGTGTTCCCGGACTTCGGCAAAAACCGCCACCAAGTGATTGATGGCTTATTGAAAAAGTAATGTTTATGTTTTAATAGTTACTTGTTTGTAATTCATGGGGGAGCAGCGGCTCCCCATTTTTTTTCTTCCACGAAAAACACAGTAAACCCACAGCAGCCTTTTCTCAGTTACGAAAAGGCGAAAAATCATGAGTTATTCGACAGGAATGTTAAACAAGCGGGTGAAGGTGGCGAAACGCTATGCAGACCCTAACGGTGAAAGATTCGGCAAGTCGGGACAGCCGAAGTACGAATGGGTAAACCCCAATGGCGACCATGCTTTCTGGTGCGGCGTGACCTTCGACAAGGGCATGAAGTCTTTGCGTGAGGGTGCGCTGGATTCATACATCACGAAGATGTTCCGTTTCCGCTACCACGACAACATGGACGAGTGGTGTCTGTTGCAGTACCGTGGAAAATGGTTTCAGATTCATTCGTTCAATGATGATTTCCAGGACAACACGATTCAGATCACGGCGGTCAGTATGGCTAACCAACAGGTGAACATCGTGGAGCCGTATACTGCACCAAGCAGCTATATAGGCCACGAGATTCATGTAGGTGATATTTAACAAAAACGATAACGAAAACGAAAAGAATGGAACTATGGCACAGAGAAACATTGCCATTGTGCATTATAACACGCCCGAACTGACGGAAGCATTGGTTAAGAGCATCCGCAAGCATGGCGGAGAGGAATATCAAGTTGTGATATTCGACAACTCGAACGAGCGGCCATTCGCCAAGAAGATGAAGGGCGTGAAAGTGATTAACAACAGAAAAGGTCAGATTATCGACTTCGAGAAGGAATTAGAAAAGTACCCAGAGCGTGACGAGAAGATAGGTTGCGCCAAGGGTTGCAACTTTGGCTCGGACGTTCACATGATGTCGGTGCAGAAGTTGTGGGAGCTGGTGCCCGAAGGCTTCGTGCTGATGGACTCAGACATCCTTATCAAGGCCCCATTCGACTGGATGTTCATGGAAGACCAGTGTTGCTGCGGGTATATCTCCAACGTGACCGCCAAGCGCATCCCAAGGCTGTTGCCGTTGCTCTGCTGGGTGAACGTACCGATGTGCAAGGCTGGCGGTGCTACCTACTTCGACCCGAATCGTGCGTGGGCTCTTCATCAAGGCGAGGATAAGCGTAACTGGTGGGACACGGGCGCGGCTTTCCTCGACGACATCAAGCGACTGAAGCCTCAGTGTCACGGTAAGGCTATCAGCCGCGAACAGATCAAGAGCATGATTGAGCACTACGGTGCCGGCTCGTGGCAGAAGAACGACTTGCAGGCGCAGCAGGCGTGGCTCAACGAACATAAAGACTTGTGGGAATGAGATACACGGTATTGACATACATCTTCAACGGCTACGAGCGGGTGCACGAGGTCAGGGAGAAAGACCCCGATGCCGACTATGTGCTGGTGACGGATGACCCACACCTGACGAGCGAGACGTGGCGCGTTGTGTACGACCCGATGCCCAGGTACTCCGCATTCGCCAAGTGTTACACCGTGCGCTTCCACCCATTCCGCTATGCCGATACACCCATCATCGTGAGGATTGACGGCTCGATAGGTATCAACAAGTCACTGAAGCCGATAGTGGACGAGTTCGAGCGCGGCAAGTATGACCGCTGTCTGATGATCCATCCGCACCGTAACACGCTGCCCAGCGAATACGATGTGTGGATGAAGACGCGAGGTTATCCACGTAGTCAGGCTGACAAGTGTATGGCGGCCTTGAAACGTATGGGCTACGACCTGATGCAAGAAGGACTGTATCAGGGATGCTTTGAAGTCCTGAAGGATAACCGTGTGAACAACGAAATCAACGACCTCACATTTGGTCTGCTGTGCCTTATGGGAACCAATGCCATTGAGCGCATCGACCAGACCATCACATCGGCCATCATTAACCGCTTCTACAGCAATCTGAAAGTGTTGCCCGTGAGCGAGGACATCATCACCGACGGCAACCTGATGACGTGGTACTTCCACAACTCTGACAAGGCGATACCTCAGAAGACGGACTTGATTGCTCCGATTTTCGCTGGTAAACCCGTGACGTGTTTTCAACCGAATAGAAAAAGGAAATAAGATATGAGTTTTTTCAGTAATCTTTTCAGATCGGCAACGCCCGAAAATGCGCTGATGTTGCGCGAGGCAGACCCGACGGCAAAGCCCGTGCCTGGTGTGCCGGTGACGACCGACCCGAACCATCCGAGCAATCAACCGGTGGAGGGCGGCGACTACATGGAGCGCATCGTGGCGACGCGAACCCCGGAGGCGGCTTGCTCCGTGTCGGCGGTCTATCGTGCCGTGACGCTGCGTGGCGACACGATGAGCGTGATGCCGGTGCAGTACCGCAAGAAGGACTTTGAGCGCGACAACTTCGTACAGGACATGCGCGGACTGGGACGGCGCATCAATTACCTGTTGCAGGAGGAAGCGAACCCCATCATGTCGGCTCCCGACCTGTGGAACCTGGTGGAGCTGAACCGCACGCTGACGGGAAACGGCTTCGTGTATATCGAGCGCGACGAGTTCGGGTTCCCGCTGCACCTGTGGCTCGTGAAGAGTTGTGGCTACAACATCAACACCGCCACCTATGCCAGCATCGTGTATCTCACGGATCGTGGCTACAAGACGGAGGTGAACGTGCCGACCAGCGACGTGCTTCATTTCCCGAACAACTTCCGCTATCCGAACGGCTGGGGCAAATCGACACTGCTCTATGCTTTCGAGGCTCTGACGCTGAACCGCACCCTGCGCTCGCAGGCTCTCGACACGGCGGCAAAGGGCGGGCGCATCAAGGGTATCATCAGCGAGAAGCAGCCCCAGCAGGGCGTGGGAACGCTCGCCTACGGACTGCTGAACCAGAGCGAGGTGCAGAAGACTGCCCAGGAGATGCAGAAGAAGTTCTACTCGGGTCACGACATCGTGTCGATGCACGGCCTCGAGTCGTTCCAGAACCTGAGCATGACCGCACAGGACATGCAGATGTTGGAGCAACTGGGCATCACTTACGACGACGTGGCCCGCTATTGGGGCGTACCCCGTCCGCTGCTGATGCTCGATACCAACAGCCACTACAACGACTATCAGAATGCCACGATGGAGTTTCACACGCGAACCATCCTGCCGCTGAAGAACCGCAACGAGAAGGAGATTGCGCGAAAGCTCATCGGCTTCAAGGACTACGGCACCCGCGACATCCACATCTGCGAAGACCCGCTGATGGTGATGGACCCCGAACGCCGCGCGAAGGTGGCACAGCTGAAGATGCAGGCAGGACTCTGCACCGTGAACGAGGCCCGCCGCGACTTCGACATGCCAGCCGTGGAAGATGGCGACGTGCCAATGGCATCGGCCAACCTCATGACGCTGAAAGCACTCATCGCCAAGAGCGACGCAAGCACCCAGCTGAAGCCGGGCAACTACACCGTAGGAGAACCGCCAAAGGAGGGCGAGGACGAAAAGTAATGAAAAAAATCATTAGGTAACAACTTCGCAACTGTTAGGTAACAGTTTGCAAGTTGTTTGGTAACAATATAAAAATTGCTTGATATGACACCCAACCCGACAAAAGAGGAAATCGACGCCCTGGAGCAGGAAGTCCAAGAGCAGCGAGAGAAGCGCGAAAGCCGTGTGCGACGCGCAGTAAACCCCGGACGCTAAAACGCCCGATAAGTAGATAACATTTTCAAAGTTTTAACGAGAATATGAAACAGACACGATTTATCCCCATCGAAACCTGCGGCTTGCAACTGCGCGAGTCGGCAGACGGGCAGCCCAGCCGCACCGTGGTAGGTCGCCCCATTGTGTTCGGTGTACGTTCGGTGAATCTGACTCCGTGGAGCGACACCCGTGTGGTGTACGAGATACTGGAGCCGGGATGTATCACTCAGGAGCTCATCAACCGCTCCGACGTGGTGTATAACAACAACCACTCGAACGACATCGCCAACATGATCGGTCGTTGTCGCAACGGCAAGGGAACGCTGACACTCGCCCTGCGTGAGCAGTACGTGGAGAGTGAGTGCG